TCAACTGCAGGTTCTGATGAATTGTTGACAAGCATGAAGCTAAGAAAAGATAGCTTTGGTAACATCACTACAAGTAGTGCAGGTGACCACTCTATCCCATTAGCTCCAAGACTAGGTGGTGCAACTGCACAAGCAACTGCTACTGCTACTCCTTTACAGGTTATAGCAAGAATGGGTAGACTGCTTGATACACAGTTCGTAGATACAGACGGAAGATGGCTAGTTCTACATCCAACATTCGTTGAAGTTCTCAAAGATGAAGATTCAAGACTTCTCAATGGAGACTTTGGTGAGTCAGGTGGACTAAGAGCAGGTTTATCAATCGGCAAAATCCACGGATTTGATGTGTATATGTCAAATAACTTACCTGCAGTTGGAACAGGTCCGGGAACTTCAGGTTCTGCGAACCAAAATTCTAACTACGGTGTTATTGTTGCAGGACATACTTCATCAGTAGCAACTGCTGAACAAATCAATAAAACTGAGTCTTATAGAGACCCTGATTCTTTTGCTGATATTGTTCGTGGTATGCATATGTATGGCAGAAAGATTCTTAGACCAGAATCTATCGTAACTGCTAAATATAACGTAGCGTAAGGGAGATATAAATGGCAACTTTTGATTTAACCTCTAAAGATACCACAGGTGTATCTTCCGATTCTATCGTGGCTATGCCATCAGCTAAAAATACTCATGTAATGAGAAATATTGAAGCATACTTAGATATTGATGCTTTAGTAGCAGCAGGTGGTAGTTTTTCAGATGGAGACATTTTTCAGGTGTTAGAAATACCTGCAAATACTCTAGTCTTAAATGCAGGTGCAGAAGTGATGAAAGCATTCACAGGCAGTTGTACATTAGATATGGATTTTGCAGCAGGTGATGACATTATTGACGGTGCAGATATAACCTCTACAGGTTTTTGTGCAGCAGGAAGTAATGGTCAAACTAATACTATTGTGGGAAGTGCAGCTTCAACTTACACTCAATTTGTAACTACTACAGATACTATTGATGCTAAGATTGCAGGTGCTGCTCCAGCTACAGGCAGACTCAGA